TGAAATGCTAACGTCACCGTGCCACCACCACTTGCTGTAGACGAAGCATTTGTTGCAGCTAAAATAGTAAATGTAGTTGTAGAGGGTACGGTATTAACAACGTATTCACCGCTAATAGTTAAACCACCTACAGCGGCTGTAGATGTTACTGTAACGTAATCACCAATTGCTGGATTGTAATTACCATCTGTAATAGTCACTACATTAGATCCAGACACTGTAGCGAGTGGGCTTGCTGCTAATTGATTTGGAGGTGCTAAGGCTGTGCCGTCTGTTTGAACAATAGGCGTAATATCATAGTAAATACCACCAAAGAATATATAGTATTTCTTACTTGTACCTAAAGATAGGTAGTTTGATAATCCATCAGAATCAGTCCATGTCCATAAAGAACGTGCAATGCCGTCAAACTGATCTGTGTCTACTTGTACCCAGCCACCAATCTTTTCAGCTTGACCTGAGCGGAAGCGGATCTTATCACCATCATAGAAACCACCCTCGTTAGAGTAGTCGGTTCCTTCACGGTTAATTCCAGCTCTATATGTTAATTTTTGTAATGGCATTATTTACTTTCAAAGAGTGCTTTTTCATCTAATCTACGGGTTTGTAAGCCTCGTAGTATTTTACCACCTGCACGACAATACTTGACTAACGACTCCATAGCCGCCTTTTTATCGCCACGAAGCAACGCTTGACGGAGTGTTGATCGCTGAAATGTACCAAGGCCAAGGTTAAAGGCAAAAGATACAAGGCAATCAAATTCACATTGTCTAAGAGGCACGTTAGGTAACATCTTATGTATTCCAAGCTCAAAACGCCTAAGGTCGGATTTAAGAATTCCATCTATTTCATCGCTCGTAAAAGTGCGGCTCCATTCAGCTGGGAGTAACTTACCATCATTGATAAGATGGCCCACACCAACGGTCCATAACCCAGCAGGACATTTATAAGGCTTAGAGCGGACGCCTTCATGATGCTTAATAAGAGCGATGCCAGCTTTTGATACATTCACTTATTTCTTTTCCCAAGTTCTAGCACCAAAGTAGAATCCTATAATAGAGCCTACAATAGCCATTTCATCAGATGAGAATATAACATCCATAGATTCACGACTAAACCCTACAGTATTTACAGCCCAAACAAAGCCAGCTATATCTACAAATAAAAGTAGTCCTACAAAAGTAAAAGCAACAATAGGACGAACGCTTGCGTTAAGAGTTCTAACCCATGGTGCTGCGTCATGTACAAGCTTTGCATCGTGTTCATAAAGTGCTTGTCTTTCTTGTGCGAATGTTTCTGCATACGTACCCTCCAATTCAATAGCTGCTATTTTTTCTTGTGATTGAAAACCTTTTTGAGCCATAAGCATAGCTTGTTCATTTTGCATCTTAGCCATTTCTCGTTCATGCGCTTGATCTCCCTTTTGTTGGAAAAAGCCTAGTATGCTAGGTAATCCTGCGGTTGCAAAACCTAGTATGGATGAGAGGATGCTAAACATTATTTACCTCTTCTTTGCATATCATGTTCTTCTAAAATTCTAATACGTACATTAAGTTCGCCCATTTGTGCTCTTAATTCTTCTTTTAACTTAGCTCTAGCTTCTGCTGATATAGGGCTGTCTGTAGGTACGCCTTGTTCTGTAATTAGATTAGGCATTTTAGATTTGATGTTAATGAGGTCTGATTGTATAGACGCCATTGAAGTAAGTAACCAAGCAATAGCCGAGACTATCACTGGGAACAACATATTTGCTATTTTATCCATATTCATACTAACCCCCTAAACAATGTACCCAGCTAAGTAAACAAAGTACAATTAAAACCCCAACTAGGATCTTCATTATTCACCTACAGGTACTTCAACCCAAGCTGTCGTTGCTTCGTCCCATGTATATCTTTTGTCATCTGTAGGATATGGTGTTGGTGCTTCCCACTGTGCTGTTTCATTGTTTAATGTCCAGCTTGCAAATGGTTGTGGTGGTATAAAAGCGTCTAGTGTAGCGTCATACTTATATCCTACACCTGCGTAGTTCTTACGGATGCGAGAGTTGTAAGATGTTTGTTTCCAAGTGCCACCTAAAAGATTAGTGCAGAACTCAATGCCTATAGCTTCGTTCTCTACACCGTCTTGATCGGCTGTGTCTTGGTTAGCAACTACAATCACTTGTGTTACTAGGTTTTCTGCGTTAAGTTGTGCGAAATGTGCCATGTGTTTCTCCTGTTATCTTGCGTTACTATTTTTAAATGGGTTTTCTGCGTAAGCCATAAATATGTATGTTCCACCTGAAGCGTTTGTAGCGGCTCTTGTATTTCTTTGTTTAAATCCATTAGATAATATATCTATAGCATTTCCTGCTGAAGTAGATTCAGCACCTGATGAGTTTGCCTCTAAAAGTTCTACAGCAGTATTATATGAACTGCGTGATGTATCAAATATTTCCCAACTTTCTACAGCATCTGTTCGTTTAATCATAATAAATTTAGGTCTAAACCCTGTGTAAACAAAAGAACCATCTGTAGAACCATTACCTGTGTAAGAACCAAACTTACTAAAGCCAGCTATTTCTGCCCAGCAATAGGCTACATAATTTCCTGTGCCTGCTAAACCGCCACCATAAGTAAATACTGTTGAAGTGGGAGTAGTGCCACCAAATACAGCTGTGTTTCCTGTTATAGCAGCAGCTGTTGTATCTAATTGTAACCAACCACTTGCTCCAATACTTACATGATAAACATACCAACCAAGCACAGTTGTTCTAGTTTTTAAAATAATCATTTGAGGAGCTACACCTAAACCATGTCCTACTGTGCCAGAAGATGCACCACTAAATGTAGCAACACTAAACCCAGCAGTTGTGCTTACAGATACAGTAGATGTAATAGTTCCTGAAGTATTGGATGAGCCACTAGATTGACCAGCTTGCCATTGCCAACCTACATAAGTATATCCACTTGTATTTTGTGAACCATCATTACCTACAGTAAACCCATTTGAATTAAACGCATGAATATCATAAGTATAAGTAGCTTCTGCCCCTGTAGTATTACTAAATAAAGTTTTGTCAATGCCACGAACAGAATCACCAATATGATGTGATACTGCATTACTTCTCGATTTTGTCCATACCAAATCAGGTTTGAATTGAGCAGCATTTACAACTGTTTGAACATCTGTTCCAGCACTTCCTGTTCCTGTATATAGCGTTGCATCCATATACTTATTACCCTGTAATATAGTAGGGGTAGGTAGGTTATATGTGTTTAGTGCTACAAAGCCTGTAGGTGGAGTGTAGGTGAATGGGCGTTGTCCAAAGTTAGGATTAACTGTAGCTGTAATTGAATTTGGTTGAATTATCCAAACAACATAAGGCGATGTAGGAACGTCAGCAGTAATTGACCCTTGACTTACATTGTTTTTATAAAATGTAATGCTTCTAATATCTGCATCATAAGCAATACCAATAATGTCACCTGTAGTATATGAAGCATAATTTGCTACTACTGAACCATTTTTTCTAACATTAGTGTTTGCTTGATAGAATACGCTAAATGTGCTTGTTACAGTTCCATCTCTCATGGCATCTGTAGCACCATCAAATAGAATTCCTACGCCCAAATCATTAACACCTAAAGTTGTAATAGTATTTTCCCAATACCATTTACCTGACTCTAAAGCAAATGTTCCTTTAGCACCTTTAACTGCACCAGCATTAGAAAATGTTAAATTACCATTAGTCAATGTTCCTGAAGCTGAACTTAATGGATTCATTACAGCATAATTAGCCACAGTCGCACTTGTATTAGTAGGCACATCTAGCATAGCATCATAGGTTGTGCCAGCAGTAATTGAGATGTTGTTAGTAGCCCAATAGTTTCCGTTACCTGATGTGTCTTTACCTAGACCTGCATTAGATGAAGTTGTAAGAGCTGAAGTATCAGCAAATGTTAAATAGAAACCGTTAGTGCCATACATACCTTTATAGAGGATTGGTTTCCAATTACCGTATGCGTCATTGTTACCAAAGTAATATGGTTCTAGTGCTTGACCGTCAATGAAGTTAATGTCAGTTAGGTAGCCGTCAAAGTAACTAGATAAGGCATATGAATTTGCTGCAATCCTATGTATGACATTGTTGTTTACTTCTGTATTATCTGTTGTTGTTAAAGTGATATAAGTGACAGTTTGTTGGTTTCCATTGACATAAATTCTTGCTTTATTAGCCTGTCCTGATGCAGACATATC